CCTTATGTCCTTGCATTTTACCTGTTACTGGATGTATTCTACCACCAAATTCACTAGTTATTCTTTTATTACTACCCATTGGATCAGCTCATTCACCAGTAGCATTTGGAACATCTGTTAATTGTGTACCTATACCTAATATTTCATCATAAGCAGGTTTTGTATTATCTTTTCCTCCACTTAATGATTTACTAGAAGTACTACCAATACTAGATCCAGGGGTTCGGCCTCTTCCACCTGATATAATATTTTTTGCCTGTTCTTTATCTCCACCAGATTTAATAAACCACCCAGAGCCGGGAATTTTTCTAACTTTATCCAATAAACTATTTTTTAAATTATCAAAATCAAATAAATTACTTACAAAATTAAATATATTTTCAAAACCACTTAATAAACCATCAAAAACACCAAACAAACCATCTTTTAATCTACCTAATATAGCATCTTCTTCTGATTCAAAAAATCCTGTAAAAAAATCACTTACTATTCTTAATGGCATCATAAAGATATCTGACATACCAAGAATATAAGATCTCATTTTTTCACCAATACCACCTTCTATTTCTACACCAAATAAAGATAATATTTTATCACCAATAAAACCTAATAATTTAACAGGCAAATCAATAAAACCATCAATAGCTTTTTTTAAACCACCTTGAATTTTATCTAATATATTACCTTCTTCTGACATAAAACCTCTAATAAAATCAATAGCTCCTAAAAAAATAGTTAATGGTCATGCTAATTTAGTAAATCCTTTTGCAACAGCAGGAAAAAATTTCATAAATTGTTCCATTACAGCTGCAACAAATTTACCAATTTTAGGAATTTTAGCAACTGATTTTATAGCATCATCTAATCATCCACCTATTGTTTTTCCTATTACAGCAAAAAAACTAATAACTTTTTTTACCATTCCAAGTTTTTGAATTTGAAATATTTCAAAAAATAAAGTAAATCTTCTAGCTAAAGCACCAATAATACCACCTAAAGTCATTACAGCAATACCCAAAAATCCTAATCAAGATAATCCTTTTTCTTTTTTATCTCCAGTTCTAAGATCTCTTTTTCTTTCATCTTCATAAAAATCTTTTATTCATAATAAAGTATTAGCAGTAATGCTTGCATTTTTATCTTCTTTATCACCACCAAACAATCCAAGTGTTGATTTGCTAAATTCAAATAATGACTTACCAATGCCTACTAATGGAGCTACAAGATTATCATATATAGGCCCAAAAATATCATTAAAATGTCCTTTTAATGAATTTATTACATTATCAAAAACATCTTTTATTGAATTTTTAAAATAATCAATTGATTCTTCATTTGCATTTGATAGTTTATCTAGAAATACTTTAGGTAATGGTTGTGGTTTTGCTATATCTTTAATAGTATTTTGTTGAGCTTTTAAAACATTAATAATATCATCTGCCTGTTCTCCAAATGCATAGTTTATATTCTTATCTACACCTCTTGTAAAGTCTTTTATTACTGCCTTATTATTATTTTGTAATGATGTAACAAGTTTTTTTTGCATATCATCAATAGATTTGGATAATACAGAATTTAATTTATCATCTTTTGAATTATAATTTCTCATTAATCTTGAATTAACTTCAAGTTGTTTTTTTTGAATTTTTTCTAAATTAGCTAAAAGAGTTTTTTCTTTACTTACATTTGGGGATTCCATTTTAATCTCCTAATAAAAAAAGGATTAGTTCTATATATTATTTATATAAAATCTAACCCTTTAGACTTTCATAATCCATTAATCCAATAAAAATTGATTAAGTGGGTTTTCTATTTAATTTGTCTAGTTCTTTCTTTTTATCTTTTAAAAGTTTAGCTACCATAAATTTTCTTTCAAATTCTGGCATCAAATTACTATCCATAAATCCTATATTACAATACCTTGATAATATATATTGATCATTTAATATATTATCATGACTAACATCTGAACACACAATTTTAATTAGGCGAAAAAATTTGTAATTGGTATATTTATTTCTTTTTCTTCACTTTTACAATCTGGATTTTTACATTTAAATTTATATGTAAAATCTAATCCAAAGTTATTATTCTCAAACCAGTTTAATATATTATCATATGTATCCTGATCCAATGAATCTAACATATATATTTTATCTTCTATTGGTACATTACTATCTTCTTCTTCTCCTGATATAACTTTATCTATTGCCAATGCATATGAATATGTTGCTATTTCAGCAAGTCTCGTATTCAAAGGTAAATCTTCAGATATAGCAGCAAAAGCATCTTTTTGGTTTTGTCTTGTTAAATGTTTTAATACTAAAGATATATTGTCATTAATTTTAACTATATCGGTTTCAGTTTTCATATCATTAACAGGTAATTTTGAAAGATCAACTGCTATAATACTTTCAACATCACATTTTGGACATTTATAATTAAATTTAAACATATTTCCTTTAGATTTCTTTCTAATTTCTACTAATAAGAAAAATCTATCTTGAAGATATAATTTATTAATATCAAAATTCTCACTAATAACACAATTTGATATAAGGTCATCAAGAAAGTTATCTAAAGTTTCTATATTTTCCTCATTTTCATATACTAAAACTTTCTTCATTACACCAGTAGTAATAGGTTTAAAGCTAACCTTTTCTTTACTACCAGGCAATATAGTTTGAAAGTCATAAGTATTTAATAGCTTTTTTAGATCAATACTCATACATTTTCTCCTTACAGGTTATTGATTTTTTTATTCTGTAGTATGATAAACATATTTAAAAGTAACAGGGAATGTAACTAATTCTTTGTTACTATAATCAAGTTCTACTGCTCCAACAATAGCAGGTCAGCATTTATTTAATTTATATTCCATTACACCATTACCTTCATTATCAAGTAATTGAAGATTAATAGTAGCATCCATATATTCACTTGGATTACCGTGTATATTTGTTTCTGGATCATGAATTTTCTTTTTTCAATCTAGAAATTTCTTTCTGATTCCAGCATCTCTAGGTAATTTAAAAGTGATTTCAAAATCTTCATATGTAGATGTAGCTGCTAGTTTATAATCATTTCCTTGTCAGTTAGTAATAATTTCTTCTAATGTTTCTGTTGGTAAAGAAGTTGCGCTAACAAGAAATCTATGATTTGGTTCTTCAAAATTACTTGAATTTATTTGGCAGTAGAATAAGTATGCTCTTGCATAATCTTCATAAGCCCCGATATATTCATCTATGTTAAATCCACCTAATCCTTGTGCCATATTTTTTTCCTCCTGATTGGATTATTATTTTCTCTTTTATTTATTATTAAAGAGGGGTTTAAGTATCCCTCTTTAATAATTAATTAATATTTATATTGCTTTAAATGCCTCATCAAATGATGCTCCTGTAGCAGTTGCAACAAAGTTAAGTACAATAAATTCAGCAGCTCTTGTTGGTTTAATCATAATAGCTGCATGTAATTCATTTCTATCAATTCTAACTGGAGTATTATTTCTTTCATCTATAATAACATCAAAGTCATAAATACCTCTTCTTGATTTTACATCTCTAAGGAAAGGTGTAATAAGGTCAACCAATTGAAGTCTTGTAATAGGATCATTTGGTTCAAATAAGAAGTATTTAGCAGAAGTAGATATAGCCTTTTCAAGAGTTATAAATAGTCTTCTAACATTTACTCTATTAAAAGCAGAACTTCTTGAAAGTAATGTTTTTTGTCCATAAACTACTTTACCTTCACCAGCAAAAGATACAATAGGATTAATACCATATTTATATAGTAAATCTCTTTTAGCTAGATTAGGATTAAAAGCAAGTTTTCTAATTCTACCAGAAAGAATTGCTCTTCTAAACCCAGCTGGTGCTCACCAAGGATCTCTTACATCATCAGTTCTTGCATAAACACCTGCAACATAACCTGATGCTGGAGTTCATTTATATTTTTTCTGATAAGGATCGTAAATTTCTAGTCAGTTTCCATATAAAGAAGCATAACTTGTTGATCTATTAAGATTATCATCAATATGAGTACCAAGTCCTAATCTTCAATCAGTAAGATCTTGTGCCTCATTTCCTCTATTATTAACAACCAAATCAATAGGACAATCCAAAACTGCCATACAATCTATTCTTGATTCACAAAGATCAATCATTGCTTTTTTAACAATAGTAGGTTTATCGCCATCAATGACAATATTAATATCAAGTTCTTCTGGATTATCATAAAGAGTTAATGCATCTAATAAATTAGTAGTTAATGCATCTCTATCAGTAAGATCAGATCCTAATGAACCACCTTCAAGATATATATATTCTTCTGTTGAAATTGTCCAATCAACATTTTTTAAAGATTCAATTAAATTAACCCTAATCAAATCTGAATCACCATTAATAGATGTTTCTACAAATTTAGCTCTTCCTTGATCATCTAAAGCCTTTTCATCAGTAGACACAACAAAAAATTCTTCAATTGATCAATCATCATCTGCATTTTCTCTGGTTTCTATTACAATTAAAAATTCTTTATTATCTGTTAATTTAGCATCCACAGAATTTAAAGAATAATATGTAGATTCTTCAGCGCTTGCTGGTACTGATCATGAAGATGGATATTCATTAATTTCAATAGAATCAAAATCAGTTTTATTACAAACAGCAAATCTAATATTATTACCTCATGACCCTCTAGAACTAGCTATAGTTCACATAGCATCATTTACTTCATCTACTACTATATCTTCATTGAAATATAATGGATCTTCTGAGTCAAGGTCAGATAATACAAAAGCAGAATCATAAGAATCAGATGTACCATCATTAACTAATCTAATACCAGCAAAAGTAGCATCATCATTTAATACTCTAGTACAATATAATTGTCTTCCTTGTAATAGAAATCCTATTGCTGATAACATATCTCTACTATTTAAAGCATTACTGGTTGTTTCTCCAAATGTACTTATTAGCTCATCTACGGTTGTTATAAATTTTCTCTTTAATTCCGGCCCTTTTATTGTATTTCTTAATAGTATCATACCTATACTAGTTGATACTGCTGGAATTACATCTGAAAGATCGGTTTCAATCACTTTAACAAGTGGTGACATATAAAAAGCCATATTTAGTTCTCCTTCTTTTAGTATTATTGAATAAAAAGCCTTTATTCAAGCATGTTATTTATATTATTTAGTATTTTTATTTTTTATTTTTATACAATTTATTAATTTCATATCTATCATACATAATATTTGTTGTTGATTCCAATACCTCTGACCCTTCTCTTACTGATAAATTCACTTCACCAAGAAAATTTACAAAAGCATTTACAAAACTAACAACCATTATATTATCTTTTTTATTGTTTGTTATATACAAACTTAAATCAGTACAATAGTCTTTCGGAGATTTTAAAAATCTATCCTTATTATTATGAATCTGATTTACTCAATGATATAAAGAATATCAATTATTAAAATCATCATCAACCAAAAAACTAATAAATCACGGCTCAAAAGATAATTCTCCTGTTATTATCTTTCTTGTCGCCCCTTGTCAATGTTGTTCTTGCATTTCTAATGTTAATGAAGGAATTATACTATTGTATATATTTAATGTTAATTCATTTGACTCTCTTATTGAATCTAAAAACGGTAACTTTGAAAATACCAATTGATAGTTTGCTGGAGATGTCTTATTTAAATTACTTAATGACATTAATTTTCCTTCTATATATTATTTATAATAATTTTATTCTATTAGTTATTTAGTAATATTTATAAATTATTTTTTAGAAAAATATTCTATTGTTTTACTTAATCCATTTTCTAAATTTATTTTTGGTTCTCAGTCTAACAACTCTTTTGCTAAACTTATATCCGGCTTTCTTTGTAATGGATCATCTTGAGGTAAATCTTTATATATTATATCTGTATCACTATCAATTAAAGAACATATTTTATGAGCTAAATCATTAATAGTCATTTCGTCTGGATTGCCTAAATTAACTGGATAATTATAACTACTATTCATTAATTTTATCAAACCATCAACTAAATCATCTATATAACAAAAACTTCTTGTTTGAGTTCCATAACCATATATAGTAATTGAATCACCTTTTAAACATTGATTTATAAAATTAGATACTACTCTACCATCATTCTCTTGCATATATGGCCCATATGTGTTAAATATTCTTGCTATTTTTATATCTATATTATTCATTCTATGATAATCCATAAATAAAGTCTCTGCACACCTTTTACCTTCATCATAATTTGCCCTAATTCCTATAGGATTCACTCTACCTCAATATGATTCTACTTGCGGATGTACCTCTGGATCACCATATACTTCACTTGTACTTGCTTGTAATATCTTTATTTTTAATCTCTTTGCCAGTCCTAACATATTTATAGCACCAACAACACAAGTTTTTGTTGTTTGTATTGGATCATGTTGATAATGTATTGGACTAGCTGGACATGCTAAATTATATATTTCATCTACTTCTATATATAAAGGAAAGGTTATATCATGCCTCATAAACTCAAATCTTGGATTATCAAGCAAGTCATATATATTTGATTTATTACTTGTGAATAAATTATCCACTGCTATTACTTCATTACCTTCATTTAATAATCTTCTACACAAATTACTACCTACAAAACCTGCTCCACCAGTTACACAAATTCTTTTCATTATTATTCCTTTACAAGTTCTTTTAAATCATTATCACTTAATGCTCATTTACAATCATTATTTATAAGTTTAAAGTCTTTGACTATATCAGGATGCCCATATACTTTAAAATTACTAAAATCTATATGACCAGAATGAAGATTGCTTAATACTTTTGGTGTATAACCATTTTTTACTGCTCTATTTGTAAAAAATGAATCATCTGTATATGCTATTTTAGTACCATCTTTAAATTCTTGATGTGTTGTTTCTTTATTATCATCTGTTCATTCTTGAAACCAAGGAAATCCAATATTTTCAAATACTTCTCTTTTAATAAGACAAGCACCCACAGCAAAACATCTTTTTGTTTCTATTAATCCAGTAGCATCTTTTGGAATTGAATGATTATATTCATTTATTAAATGCACAGATTCATAATAAGGTTTTTTAAATCCATAATTTAAACCAACTATATCTTCATTTGTATCAAGTAATTGTTGTATAAAATCAAATGGTACTATATTATCATCATCTAAAAATACTATATAATCAGCACCATCATCTAATGCACTTTGTACTAATGTATTTCTTGCTTTATCTCTTGGCATACTATGCACTGATAGCATATTTATATAATATCTTCCTTTCATATCATCTAAATAAAGTCTAGACATTATAGGAGTTGTTGGAAATCTTTTTGGTGTTAATACTGATATTTTACCATTTTTCTTGGTTTTTGTAAAGAAATGTTCTGTTACTTCTATCTCATGCTCTATTATATCAAAATATAATGGGCTTGCTTTATCTATTGCATAAATATATGATTTATCATATCTAATTTTTCCATTTCTTACTAAATTACTTTTACCAAATGCTGCTCTTTTACTAAAATCTATATGAATACCTTCTAAATCTTCTATTAATTTTGTTTCTATATTTGCTTTTTTTAATAAACTTGTAAAATAATGGTCTTCTCCAGTATTAGCTTTATTTTGATCACAGATAAATCATCTATAATTTACATCATTAATATTATAATTTGTTATATTATTATCTTTAAGATAAGTGAATATTGATTTATGAACAAAAAGAAGCCCAGTTGCTATAGTAACCACTTCATTATTTCTATAACAATGAGCACTTTCATATATTCTTTTTTTAAGGGAATAATTACCATAGAATACTTTGGTATCAGGATGAGTGTTTAAGTCTCTTAAAAAGAGGTCTAGGGTGTCTGTAGGAAGTAATACATCATCATCTATAAATAACAATCAACTATCATCATTTGTTTTATTAATAAAATCTTCTACTAATAAATTTCTTGCATCATCTACATTAAGCTCATGAGTTACACCTCTAAGTAGATTAATTTCTCTTGTTTTTTTATCTATTTCATTAAATCCAACTAAATGTGGATTATTTTTATATCTAAAAGGTGTTCCAATATATATATTCACAATTTATTCCTTTCAAATTTTTATTTAAATTATATTAAAAAGTTTGTAGACTAATTGGCCCATAAAATCCTTCACAAAATTCATTTATATTTATAGAAAAAGTACCATAACAAAGTACTATTCTTGCTTTATTGTTAGAAAATAGGCATGACCCTAATTTATGTTCATTATCAGGGGCATTATGACCAGCTATTCAAATATTATCAAGAAAAAAATCTCATCTTCATACTGATCCATTTTTTCAGTATTGAATTCTAAGACTATGAATTATATGTGGACTAACTGATATTAATGGATATTTTTGTCCATTTCAATTTGCCTCACTATCTGGGCCTCATATAGTATAATATCCATTTTTTACACCAATTGCTCTATAATTACCTTCACCAGCATAAATTCCAAAGTTCATAAAAGTATTGTTATTATTACCATCTTGTCTAAATGTAGTAGTAATATTCATACCATTTTGAAAAGATATATAATCAGTAGTTAAAAGAGTTCCATCTCCATGCATATTTTTAGAATCTAAAACATATAATCTATTATAAAATGGAAATGCTGGCGGGATATTATCATTGTTATTAATATATCATTTTCCGTTTGGATTGGTAATATTAGTAGCCTCTTCTGTATAAGAACTTCAATATATTCCCTTTATACTTAAATTATCCCAATTTTCAAACATTTAATTTTCCTTGTTTATTTAGTTTCTAATTTTCAAATCCTGCAGATTCACTAAGTGACAAAGATAATGTAGAAGTAATAGAAGCAATAGAATCATTACTAAAATCTAATTTATCAATTGTAGTTATTTTAAGATGACCACCAGTGACAAATCCATCTTCTTGAGAATTAAATCCTGCAGTTAAACTTTTTTCAGAAGATAATGTAGAAGTAATAGAAGCAATAGAATCATTACTAAAAATTAGTTTATCAACTGTACTTATTTTACTTGTTGTATCATCCCCACCAACAATATATCCATTAGTTTCTGAATTAAACCCTGCAGCTCCTTCCATCTTTGTACTAGTTAATGTAGAAGTAATAGAAGCAATAGAATCATTACTAAAAATTAATTTATCAACTACGTTTGTATTTATTTTACTTCCTAATTCCCCCCCAGCGACAAAGCCATTAGTTTCTGAATTAAACCCTGTAGTTAAACTTTTTGCAGCAGTTAGTCTAGAAGTAATAGAAGCAATAGAATCATCACTAAAATCTAATTTATCAACAATTGAAATATAATTCAATGCAGTAATTCCCCCAGCGACAAAGCCATTAGTTTCTGAATTAAACCCTGTAGCATTAGATATACTATTAGTTAATTGAGAAGTAATAGAAGCAATAGAATCATTACTAAAATCTAATTTGTCAATTGTACTTATTTTTCCATAAGCACCAGCGACAAATCCATCTTCTTGAGAATTAAATCCTGCAGTTGCATATTTTGTAGAAGTTAATCTAGAAGTAATAGAAGCAATAGAATCATCGCTGAAATCTAATTTGTGAACAATTGAAGTGGCGTTATCTCCACCAGCGATATACCCAGCAATCCCATTTCCAGCAGGGTTAAAAGTAGAAGGCACTTCTATAGCATCAGCATCTATTTGAACTCATGCACTAGAATTACCATAATACATAATATTATCTACAAATACTAATCTTCCTTCATCAGCACTTGTTCAAGTTGGTAACTCATCCAAAATTTCTACTATAAAATCTCCAATCATATTTAATCCATATGATTTCATATTTTTATCTCCTTTTTATCTCAATTAATAAAAATTATTCAGTAATAGTTTGAACCAATTGAGGTGGATTAGAAGAATCTCATTCATACGCATTTATAGTAATTGTTATAGGATTACCTTCTATATCAGTTGATTCAATGCTTCTAGCAGGGCTAAAAGTTCTAGCAATATTTAATGCTTGTTCATTAGTTAAAGCTTTTGCATTAAAATTATGAAGCCCATCTTCAATCATAAAATCAAGAACGGTTTTTTCTCCATCAGATGTCATACTAGCACTATCAGATATAGCAGAAGCTAATACTCTGGAGTCGCCTCCTTCATAATGTTCTAATCTAAAATCATCCATATTAACACTGTTATAAAAATTATATTTGATAAAATCAAAAGGATGTTCTATTTTTCCACCTGGAAAATCAGAATTTATAACAATATTAGGAATATAAGTAAAATATTTTCTTATAATAGCCACTTTTTAATTCTCCTCTACTAAATTTATTGTTTCTTGGTTTAAAAGTTTAATATCATCATTAATATAATTAATACCTAATCTATCCATTAAATCTGCTCCTAAACCCAAACTTTTTAAAGTTTCTTCTCTAGATTCTTCATCCATTTTAAAAATAGATTTAAGAGTTTGTTTATTTATAGGTATATTATTCTCTTTAAGAAATATATCCAATCTTGCTTCTTCTGTGAATCTTCTTTTTCAATATTCCCTTTCAGCATCTTCAAATGTTATACCTTCATTTTCTAGTTTTTCTACTCTAGGTATAATTTCTGAAAGCATTTTTTCATAATTTTCTTTAGATTCTAAAGCATCATCAACTAATTTTTTTGATTGTGCTTCACCAATTTCCTTTTCTCTAAGTTTAGTTTCTAATTTTTTAATTTTTAATTCATATGCTTTTTTATCAAACTTAGTCATTTCTTTTTCTGGTTTAAAATTAGTTGCTAATGTCTTCTTTCTATTTATAGCATCTTGAAGTTCATCAATTTTATTTTGAATTTCTTCTTTCTCAATATTACTTTGTTTTTGTTTGTTTTGATAATTAAGTAAAGTATAACATATACCATCATAATGCATCATAACCTGTCTTAATTGTCTATGTGGTGTATGATTTTCTTTTAACATAAAATTTTTATCTGAATATTCAGATTGACCAAAAGTACCAGCTTTTTTAAGTAAATCCTGGTAGTTATACTTATTATTTTCTAAAGTAACCAATTCATTTTCACTCATAACATATTATCCTTTCTTAAAATATTTTTTATTATTTATATTAGTTTTCAAATCCTGGAGCATGTGTTCCTGTACCATAAGTTAAAGTAGAAGTAATAGATGCAATACTATCATTGCTGAAAGTTAATTTATCAACAGTCGAAGTGGGAGATGATG